GAAGGAGAAAGCGAACGTAATTATTCAGTATTTGCAACATCTAGAGTAGAAGCAACTAAACTAGTAATGGATACATGTATTGCTAGAGATTATTTAAGCTATAGATATGTACAAGTAGTTAGATCATCTTATTCTAAAAGATATTGTGAAAATCTAATACATAGATTTGGTTCACCAGAAGGTGTAGTTCAAGAACAATATAGATGTATTGAACTATTAAGAAAAAAGAAAGGAGAATAACAACATGATCATCAAACATACTTTAAATGATGTAATCAATGATAAACCTGTTATGGAAGATGATGGTAACATCTATGCAACTATTAAGGGTAAGAAATACCAAATAAAAATTAATGAGAAAGGATATTTTATTTATAAGGAAATAGGAAATGAAAAAGAAGATTAAATATGTAGAATGTGAACATTGTGGTGAACTTATTGATGAAGATGAAGCTCACTATATTGTTGATGATAACGATGTTGTAGAACATATCTATTGTTCTGAACAATGCGTTGCTGAAGGTTATTTTGGTGAATATGAAGATGAAGATGATGAAGATTGGGATGATTGGCAAGAAGAAGATGATGATTATTGGGATGAAGATGATGAAGATTAAGAGGTAATAGAACATGGAAGGTAAACAAGTAGAACTATCTTATATTAATTTTTTATTAAATAAATATGAAAGAAAACAACATTTTAAATTTGAAGAATGTAATTTATTTTATGCAATAAATGAAAAAGGAATTTATGTTGTATGTGATAATACAACAGGAAAATGTTTTATAGAAGATTTTAAAACAATTTTAGCTGTTAATTTATTCAATAATTCAGCTTTAATAGTTGATTTAACAACATTACATGAAGTAGATGAACAAATACATCAATTAATGTTAAAAGCTGAATCTAACCCTGTTTTAGCTTCTAGAACGCTAGATAAAACACTAACTGAAAATAGAATACTAAAAGAAGAAAACAAGCGTTTAAAAGAAGAATTAAAAGGATTTATATGTGATATTAAAAAGGTTGCTGGTGCAATCATTAATGATAGTAATATTTTATTAAAAGAACTAAAGAAAGGAGAAGAACCAAATGTTAACAAAAAGTAAATCACCTAAATTAAAAGAGATGTTCAAAACAATTAAACATGAACGTAAAAGAGAAGTTAAAACTATAGTTATTGCTATTAAATTTAATGATAATAGTAAACCAAATGGTTTAACTTTAGTACATGGTAATGCTAATGATATAGCTGAATTACTTGAAAAAACTGTATTAGATATTGCTGATCAATGTGGTATTGATTTAGAAGATGAAACAAATCCAGCTGATGAGAACCTTTAGCAAGTTCGAAACAATAAACCCTTAAATAAGGGTAAATTGTCCTGGTAGCTATCTAACTACCAAAATACTAAAAGGAGTGATTAAGATGTTATTAAAAGAATTATTAGATGTATGTGTTATTACTCAAAAGGTTAAGGTAACATATTTTGATGGTGTAGAAATCATTGAACACATAAAGCCAGTTACACTTTTAAAGTATGAACTAGAATCTTTACTAGATAATGAAATCATATGTATTAGTTCATTTGATAACATTATTAATGTAATCCTTTAGTAGTTGCTAATGATTAAATATAGAAAAGGAGAAAAGAAAAATGGAAGCAACAAAAACAAAATCAACATTAAAAGAAGCATGTGCTTTATGGAGAAAAACTGATAAGAAAGGAAATCATTATTTTACTGGTAAAGGTCTAGTAGGTTTTTATGTAGGTGAAAAACAAAATCCTAATGAACCAGATTTAAGAGTTTATGAAACTACTGAAGATGGTAGAGCTGATTTTACTAAAGAAGTATGTTCAATGTGGGTGAATGAATCACATGCTGGTAATACTTATTTATCAGGTAAATTTAGAGGTGAAAAGGTTATTGGATTTATTTCTAAAGAAGATACTAAAGATACTAAAAAACCTTATTTAAAAGTTTATTTTAAGGATGGTGTACCATCTTATACACCTAATGAACAAGTTGAACCAGAAAAGGTATATGCAAAAGAAGAACCTAAAGAAACTAAAACTAAAACTAAAACACCAGGTAAGAAATTTTAAAAGGAGTTGTTAGAAGTGGTTAAGTTAACAAGAGGTAATGTAGCTTATGATTTTAAAACTTCACCATTTAATGAAACTTTTGCATATGAAGATGGAACTATTGAATATATTTTTTCATCTCAATTAAATAAGCAAAGATTTATCAATAGGTTAAAAGAGAATAGAGAAAAGATAAATACATCTTTATCTAATCGTTTTAACATGAAGATTAAATTAAATAAGTTAGCTGATCTAAAGCTATATACACAAATTGAAAAAAGAGGGTTTTTAATCAAAGTTGATGGAGAAGCTGTTGAATGCCTAGACTTCCTGGAATTAGTTGGAATGAAAACCAAAATGACCAGCTAAAAAAGGCTGTTAGAAATTTCAATGCTAAAATATCTAGATTAGAAAAGAAAAACCCTCAAATGAAAAATGCCTTACCTGAAAAAGTTTCGGTAAGGCAAATGAAAGAATTAATTGATACTAGAACTGATTTACAAAGAGAAGTTAAAGCATTACAACGTTTCACGCAACGTGGTGCTGAAGAATTAGTTGATGTACCTGGTAATGAGTATAACTTAAAAATAACCAAATGGCAAAAGAAAGAAATGGGTATCCGTTTATCAACTATTAATAAGAAGCGTAACAAACGTAGAAAAGAAATAGCTGATATAGATATGACCTATAAGGGTGAAGAACTAGGTTATAAGCGTGGTGAACTTGGTATGGGTTCAATGGATGAAAATGCCTTAAAACCAATGAAATCATTTACTAGGTACATGAATAGAGCAGATTTAAAGATGAAGTGGAAGAACATGCAAATAGAATCACAAACTTCATATTGGCACAAAAGAGAAATGATGCATAAACAAGAATATATAGATTCTATTAAAAGAACCTATTTTATAGATGATGTTAAAGATGTTATTAAAACTATTGAAGAAATGGATTATAAAACATTTAGAAAAATCTTTGAAGCTGAAGGTGGTACATTTGAATTTGTATCTGATCCACCTGATTTAAATGAAAAATATAATGAATATGTTGAATTATTAAAATCAACATGGACACGTGAAAAACCTAAATCAAAGAATAAACCTAAAAATTCTAAAGGTAAAAAGAATAAATCTAAAAAGAAAAAAGAACCACTTAATAATGATAAGAAAATAACTATAGATGGTATAGATATTGATAATATTGAGTGGTAACAAAGGAGAAAATAAAATGTTATATGTTGGAGATTTTGAAACAACTACAGATCCTGATAATTGTTATGTATGGGCTTTTGCTACATGTGAAGTAAACAATCATGAAGCAATTAATAATGTTAATATTGGTACTTCCATTGATGAGTTCATGAGTTGGTGTAAATCTCAAAAAACAAATGATACAATTTATTTTCACAACTTAAAATTTGATGGTCAATTTATAATAGATTGGTTATTTCATAATGGTTTTGAACACATTACTGAATCTACAGATAGAGCAACCAAAACCTTTACCACTTTAATTAGTGATAAGGGTTTATGGTATCAAATAGAAATAATCTTTTATAGACAAGGTAAGAACATCAACAAAGTTACAATAGTAGATTCATTGAAATTGATTCCTTTATCTGTAGATGGAATAGCTAAAGCATTTCATTTACCTATTCAAAAGTTAAATCTAGATTATGGATGTCATAACGGATTACCACCTGGTACACCTTTAACAAAACATGAAAAAGATTATATTTCACATGATGTTAAAATCGTTGCACATGCTATTGATTACTTCCATCATGAAGGTTTAACTTCAATGACTATTGGAAGTTGTGCTTTAAATGAGTACAAGAAGATAGTACACAAGTTTAAATTTGATAAATGGTTTCCTACACCTAAATATCATAATGATGTGGTTAGTTCATATAAAGGTGGGTTCACTTATTTAAATCCTAAATTTAAAGGTAAAACCATCAAAGATGGTATAGTTTTAGATGTTAATTCATTATACCCTTCAGTTATGTATAATGATTATTTACCTTTTGGTACACCTATCTTTTATGAAGGTAAGTATAAAAAGGATGAATTATATCCTTTATACATTCAAACAATTAGATGTCAATTTGAATTAAAACCTAATAAAATACCTACTATTCAAATAAAGAAATCCATTTTCTTTAGAGGTAATGAATACTTATCATCTAGTAATGGTGAACAAGTACCTTTATGTTTAACAAATGTAGATTTAAAGTTATTCTTAGAACATTATGATGTTTACAACCTGGAATATATGAGTGGTTGGAAGTTTAAAGCAACCAAAGGTTTATTTGATGAATATATTGATAAATGGAGTGCTAACAAGATTAAAGCTAAAGAAGAAGGTAATCATGGTTTATATCTTATTAGTAAATTATTTTTGAATTCGTTATATGGCAAATTTGGTACTTCTACAATGGTTAAAAGTAAAATACCTTATCTTGATGAAGAAGATGGAAAAGTGCATTTTTATGATAGTGAAGTAGAAGAACGTGATGGAGTATATGTTGCTTTAGCTTCCTTTATTACATCCTATGCAAGACTTAAAACAATTAGTTCAGCTCAACAAATACAAGATGATTACCATAAAGGTAATTCAAAAGCTCAATTTGTCTATGCTGATACAGATTCACTTCATATATATTTAAATGGTGAAACTGAAGAATCATTTTTTAAACGTTCACCTTTAGATATAGATGAAACTAGACTAGGTGCATGGGATCATGAAATGAGTTTTAAAAAGGGTAAGTATTTAAGACAAAAATGTTATATAGAAAATGAAATCATTTCAGAAGAAGATTATATCAAAGGAACTAAACCAGATGATAATGGTAATTTACCTGATTTTCATTATTTATATAATAAGGATAAAGAAGGATATTATAAACTTAAAATAACGGTTGCTGGAATGCCTACAGGCTGTTATCAACATGTAACATTTAATAACTTTAAGATAGGTGCTTCTTATTCAGGTAAGAAACAACCTAAACGTGTTAAGGGTGGAATTGTACTAGCTGATGTTGATTTTACAATAAAAGAAGTATAAAATATTATATGGAGATAATAATTTGTTACAAGTAGTTAGTGTAAGGTGGTTTTAAAATCAAAGGTGAAGAGCCTTCCACCAGCAATTTGGGGTGATTCCTTGACTACTACATTTTATTATCTCTATTTTAATATATTCATTTATTTGAATATTCAAAGAGGTAATCAATATGAGCAATAAAGAACATAATGAATTATTTTGGAATCTTCGAAAAACCTTAACCTATAATATATTAATTAACATCATTGTTGGTAATCGTGGTGGGGGTAAAACATATGGTTCTAAAGAATGGTGTATTGATGATTTTATTAAAAATAAAAATCAATTCGGATATATAAGAAGATATAAAGAGGATTTACAAAAATCTATACCTACTTATTTTAATGATATTAAATATAAATATCCTGATTATGAATTTAAAGTAGAAAGTACTAAATTTTACATAAGGTTAAAACCATCTAATGAAAAGGAAAAATGGAAAGATGAAGATATTGCTGGGTATGGTTTTACTCTATCTACAGCAAACAATTTAAAATCAATTGCCTTTCCTGATATTGCTAATTTAGTATTTGATGAATTCTTGCTTGAAAAAGGTACACAACATTATTTAAGTGATGAACCATCAAAACTACTTAACTTATATGAAACGATTGCAAGACCAGGTACAGGTCATAAAAGAGTTCGTTTATTTATGTTAGCAAATGCTATATCTGTAACAAATCCTTATTTTCTATTTTGGGATTTAAAAATGCCTACTAAACAAGATAAGAATGGTAAATATATATGGTTACATCCTACTAGACCAATTTTAGTTGAAGATGTAAGAATTGAAGCATTTATTGATAAAAAGAAAAATACAGAATTTGGTTCTTTAGTTGAAGGTACTAAATATGCTGATTATTCTATTGAAAATAAATTCTTATTAGATGATGATACTTTCATAGAAAAGAAATCACCAAAAGCACGTTATTTTTTAACGTTTACATATAAAGAAAAACAATATGGTGTATGGTATGACTTAAACGCTGGTAAGATGTGGGTATCTAATGATGTTGACCCTTCATTTTTGCTCAACTATTCACTAACTTTAAAGGACCATTCACCAAACACAATTTTATTTAAAACTAAATCCAAAAGAGGATATTTAAAAACATTCATAGATGCATATAAAGATGGTTGTGTTTACTTTGAGAACATGAACATCAAGAACTTATGCTATGAAGTATTTAAAATGATATTAAGTTAATGGAGTTAATAACATGAAGAAATTATTAATGATATTTAGTTTAATTGCAATTCTATCTAGTTGTAATCACTTTGAAAATATAGATAGAACAAATGAAGAAATATATTTAAGATGTTAAGAGGAAAAAGAATAAAATGGAAATTTTAAAATTAATATTATTTTTTAGTTATATTTTTATTGTAGGAATTCAAATATTTATTTTTATATTTTATATAAATGAATTTATGACTTATGAATGTATAAATGATTTAAAAATTGTAGTAATTGATTTTTTTATATTTTTAATAACTATACCAACTTTAATTGTATTATCTGAGGTGCTTTATAAATGACCTTATTTTTACAAATATGCTTAACAATATTTATTTTAGAATTAATTATTACAATAATAACTAGAACGATATTTGTTAATAATAGATGGATTACATTTAAAACATTCTGGTTTTTACAATGGTTATATACAATATTTATAATATTAGATTCTATTACCGCAATAGTTATATCATTTTACATAATTTGGAGGTATTAAGAAATGACAAATAGACAATTTCAAGAATTATGTATTAGTGTAGTTAAAAATTATGCTAATGAACATTTAGATAAAACAGATAATAAACAAATAGAAAATGATGATGTTTACATTGTATGGTGTTGCAAAACATTACAAAATCATAAAGCTTTAGTAAGTACAAACTTACATGATGGTATGTATTATGAAATTACATACAATGGAGATAAACAAGAATTATATTTAGATGCTTACAAGAAATTCGAAAATAGGTGTTTAAATATTTTAAGAGGTTAATTTATGATAGCAATAATTGAAAGAAAAATATATGATCATAGGCATAATGAACCAGAAATTGATTATGAAATTCATAAAGGTTTTGATATAACAGGTATTAGAAAATTGTTAACAGATGAACAAATAGCAAACCTAAAAACTTATGGTAATACTTGTTTATCATATAAGATTTATAAACAACTTACTAAAGAAGAAATCCTTTATGAAGTTGAAAAATTAAGTGGTTTAAAATGTAAAATCATAATTAAAAATCATAAAATTGATTCACCAAGTGTTATTATACAAGTTATAAAGAAGTGGTACTTCTGTATTAAGATTAGAAATAAAGTTAAAGAATTTATAGTGTATGCTTATAATAAAGATTTTACATTTTAAACC